GTAAAATACGCTGTAGATATATTGGGTAGAAGTAGCTTAGTAACAATGTCTCCGACAACTATAAAAGGTAAAGATTATTATTGGATAAATAGTATATTTACACATACGCCGGCAAAATTATCTGAAAATACTTGGTTATTGGATATGATAAAAAATAATAAACCATTTCACCGTAGATTTGACAATGCCGATGTAAATTTAAATATAACAGGTGCTCTTATAATAATTGATAATTTAAACATAGAAAGTCAATTTAGATTTATACTCGGTTATTTGAAAAGATATTCTAAAAAAATAAAAATAATGGGTGGCGTGATATGTAATTATGATGATAATTACTATTATTTTACAAAAACGTCATTTAACAAAATGAAGAATAAATCACACCTGATGAATGAATTAAAGCGTGTTATCACTTTATTAGAGCCTTCATATATAATAGATTTGTCTATTATATACAGTAATTATTTAGAACCATCGAGTGTGGTTCAGTTTACATCCGCGATTATTCACAATGATTTTGGTAACTATAAAAATATAGGATCTATAGAAGATTACATACAAATAGAAACAGTAAGCAAAAATACAAAATATTTGACAAAAGATACAGTCACTATTAATAATTTGTCGAATAGTAATGTCAAAAGCCTGATTGGTGAAATGTTTGGTAATATGGATGATGGTGGGCATCATGGTGTCAACGCATCATCGGTAAAAAATACGAATAAAATATTACTTGGTTCCGAAAGCATATATTTAGCTATGTTTTTATCTAATTATTTTAAAATACCGGCTATGTGTTTAGGGGTGGTTTCTGATACAGATCCCACAACGGGTAAAATACCTTCAAAAGAGATTGATAAACTTATTACAACATTTTTTACTTTATTTTAGATGGGGAGGAGGGGCGGGTTATCACATATCATTACCATTTATTTTTCTTGACTTGGATTTTTGGACCTTGACCTTTGCGCTTTACATTACTTGGATCATATTGTTCATCTTCTTCGTCGGAATGAATATCCTTCGACATTTCCCAGAACTCCTTCGCACCAAGTTTAAATGGGCCATGTGTTTGAGCTTTATACCAGAAAATCTGATCATGTAATTTATTTGATTTCGCGTTATTATTGATTACAAGACATTCAAAATTTTCGGTACACTGATCCATGACTTGGCAGAAACTTTCAAAGGTTGGAAACATACCTGCATAATTCTCGTATATCCTTTTGCGGTTCCCTATATATGGTTCGCGCAATATAAATACATAGTCAATATTGGTTCTTAAGTTTGGCGGAATACCTAGAGGATACTGCATAGTAATTACAAGCATAACCTTCCAGTGTCTTCCGTTCATGAATAGAAGACGCATCATGACATCTTTAGTCCACTTATTATCAAAAAGACAGTCATCTAATACGACAAAAGTTCGCGGATCGATCGTGCTGCGTTTATATGATTCAATTTCTTTTTTCATTTGTTTTAATACGGCTTTTTGGCGTTTTAAAATATTTTCTATGATTGCCGTATTGTATGCATCGTGAATAAAAAGTTTAGGGACGTGTTCTCCAAAAAAACCGTTACCTGCTTCTGTTCCAGATATAACAGTGCCTATAGGTATATCTTGGTGATAATACATTAAATCTTTTACCAAGAAACTTTTACCGGTGTCACGACGACCGATAAGAACAATAACAGGGCCTTTATTTTCATCGGGTCTAAAACTAATTGATCGCATATCAAATTTTGCTAATTCTAATCCAACACTCATTGATATTAATTGATTATGCTGCTTTAATATAATAATATATATTAAAAAATACAATTATAACAAACGCATATAGTTATTATAAACCAATAAACCAATAAACCAATAAACCAATAAATCTATAAATATATAAAATTTATTTTTATTAGTTTGAAACATAATAAAAATATGTATTGAATTAAATAATTAAGAGTATGGATATTGATAGTGGCGATACTACTTCTTCTTTCGGTAAAGGAACGTTTTCTTTGTATTATAGAAAAGTCGATAATTCCGGTTTTTTCTCTTCTTTAGAAGATTCTGAACTTGAAATAAGAAACAGTAAAAATTATGTCCCGGTATACGAGGAATATTTTAATTTCAATGAAACCAATTACAATTCTATCAATTTAAATCAGCGATATTACGTATCATGTTTATCTGGAATTGTCGATAAAAATAATATTCAAGCTTCAGTTATAGACAGTTTTGATAGTGTATCCGAGTCATTGACAATTGTTCATAAACCTATTTTTATCAAATTCTCTCCATTAATTGATCCCATCAAGTATATGACAGGAAAGTATGATAATATAGCGAGTGAGAGCGCACGTGGAACTTTGAACAGTGAGGTTTTGAACCTTCCTACTTTTTCTAAACTTGATAATCCGCAGGGTATTTTTAAGGCAAATGATAGAAATAACTCGGCATATGTAGATGGGTTTTTCTCATATCTATCAAGTCAGTTATTAAATCATCATGACTTTATACATGGTCTTGACTTTTATGGGTTTTTTAATGCCACTAAAAACAATTTTCATTATAATGTTATTGATGATATAGATTATTTAGATAAGAATCAATATTTTAATAAACATAGAAACGTTCTTTTTAGTGTAGAAGATATAGAAAGTTACAGCATTGATTCTGGTAGCAACCAAGGCAATAAAAATGGAACTAGAAATATGAAGCATAAAATTAAAATTGAAACTAATGCTACTAGTGACAGCTGCGATGGCGAAGAAGATGGTGGCCTCCAATATGTTATTCCGGATGACTTTGATTCAGTGTGTAAAGAATTTAAGGGTGTATTTAATGATACGTCTTCTATTTCTACCACTAATACTATTGTTGATGTATTTAATAACTCTTCTTCTTCTTCTTCTGAATATTGTATTACCGATATAAATACCATAGAACTGCCTCCTTCTTGTGATGGCAATTTTGGCATTGATAAATCAAACGTTGATAATATTAATACTGGTAATAGCGGAAATAATAACGGACTAGATAATAGTGGCGATCTAGAAGAATTTCATATCAAAGAGGATGGTGTAAGTAGTTCTGACAGTGAAACAGAGTCTTGTTCGTCGCGTTCTTCTTATACAGACGATGATAATGATGATGATGGATGCGCTGTCAAATCAAATGGTAAAATGATTAATGATGCCTATGAAAATGATATCGATATTGATAGTGGAAGTGGAAGTAGGAATGATAGTGATCGAGATGGCGATGGCGATGATTCTATCCTAGGCAGCGAAGATGACGACGGAGAAAGCAGTGAATATGATAGTCAATGTGATGATGAAGATGATGATACTTTATGGGCTACAATACATAACTTCCCTGTATCAGCAATTATGTTGGAAAAGTGTGACGATACACTAGACTCATTGATGATGCAGGAAGAAGACATGAAAGATGGAGAGTGGAAATCGGCGCTTTTTCAAATTATTATGACCCTCATTACATATCAAAAAGCATTCGGATTTACACATAACGACTTACACACAAATAATGTAATGTTTGTTTATACCGAGAAGGAATACATTTATTACTTATATAATAAAAAATACTATCGCGTTCCTACATATAATCGTATTTTCAAGATTATTGATTTTGGTCGAGCTATTTATAGATATAAATCGAAAGTTATATGTAGCGATAGCTTCAGTATGACAGGAGACGCAGCCACTCAATATAATTGCGAACCTTATTTAAATGATAAAAAACCGCGTCTGGATCCCAATTTTAGCTTTGATTTATGTCGCTTAGGGTGTTCTATTTTTGATTATTTTATTGATAATATAAGCGATGTTAATAAGATATGTAAAGAAAATCCTATTGCGAAATTAATAGTAGAATGGGTTACAGATGATCAAAATCGAAATATATTATATAAAACAAATGGAGAAGAACGTTATCCCGATTTTAAATTATATAAAATGATTGCTCGAAATGTTCATAATCATACACCGCAATCGCAGTTATCTAAGTCAATATTTTCAGCATATGAGTTCCCTAAGAAACAAGTAAAGCAGAAACATAGGATTATAAATATCGATAAAATACCGTCTTATATTATTTGAAATATAGTTTGTGATCATAATCGAGTTGTAAAATAAAAAATATAACATACGCGATGTTATATTTTTACAAAGTTTATTATATTATATTATATTACCATCTATGGTTTAAAATCCCGGAGAACCTGTAAAGACATCTGGTTTTTCTCCTAAAATAACAGGAGATTCGCTAAA